GTTGTCTTGATATTGCACACCACGACCACCAATTTCAATGCCAAGCTGTGATCCCACCTCTCTTAAAGTAGCAGGATTGTACTTAGGAGTAGACAGGGCCACAACATTGCCTCCAAGTTCCATGAATTTCATGATGTCGCCTGCCTTCAGTGTCGATCCCATGGCCTTCACGCGACCCGGGGCGAGGATGACATTGTCAGTGACCCGCAAATCATATTCATGGAGCTTTGGGTGATCTTTAATACCCACAGACGTGACTTTGAATCCCCGGTCTTCGAGGGGTTGCACAATACTCGCTGCCTCGATATCAGCATTTGTATCATCCAAAACTACGAGAACACGTTCATACTCGGGTGGAGGAATGGCCAGAACCTTGCCGGCTAGCGAGACCAGACCGAACAGTACGGTAGAAACGCGCATTTCGCTGTTGTGTATCCACTACGTGTCTGAACTGCGTAGTTGGTGTGGGTAAAGTGCACTGATCTTCTATCACGTGCGCATTGAATTGTAGTTGCCAAGGTCCCATGCACAAAGGCTATGTGCAAAACGTTTTTGTATGAGAGTATCTATAATTTGAACTCGCGACTAAAAATAGAAGCCTATGAAATTGGCCTTTACGCCTGCAGTTCAACAATTCTAAAAGCAGAACTTTTGGATAGGTGTGGGGCTGATACATAATATGCGGTCGAACCCGCGGACCTATTCGTCCCACATACATTGGTATACGCCTCCAAAATGACTGATGTTGGCGAGTACACCGACGAGGATTTCCAGGAAATTTGGGCTCAGATGCAGGCTGCGGAGAAGCAGACTGATAACTTTGAAGCTCGGCTGGATCAATTTGTCACACAGCTAGACTCGATTCTCGAGCAAGCGAAGCAAGAATCCCCAGCCAAAGGTTCTGCAGACAATAAATGAAAAAGAGTTCATTTCTGTAAACCAGCATATCTAAATTCACATCTCTCCTTTGAATTGAAATCCAGTCAAGCATCTTTACATTTATACTCCATATATCCATTATCACCCTTATTGTTTAAACTTGCCTCTCCTTCTGACTAGGGTTAATTTGCATCCAATGGAAAACGGCGTCGACCGGCTTGGAATGTCCGCCGGGCCGCGCGTGTTGGTTATGGCAGGCCTGGCGTCGACATTTGGGCTTTTCTATGGTATCGGCAAAGGTGCAAAAATATCGAGTCTCCGTTATCTTGCTGAAAATGCCCACAGACTACCTCGAACTAAGGGAACTTGGTACTTCTTTCATAAGCGGAANGGATGTTTTAGATGTTCCTGTAAAATCTGATACCCAAGTTGAAGTAGAAGAATACTTTGGCTCACGTGACCAAGAGGATGTTGTACAACAACCACAAGAAACTGAAGGAGTTGAACAAGAAGTGGCTGTAGAAGAGCAACCTCAAGAAGAAGCAACCCAAAATCCGGTAGAAGAACAAGAGCCTGCACAAGAAGCTAGTGGAAGCGAAGCAGAAGCTAAGGCATGGATTGCTAATAAGGAGTCTACAAATGACTATGGAGCAAGAAATGGTCGTTATATTGGGAAGTTTCAGCTCGACCAAAGCTATTTGAACGGCGACTATTCTCCTGCAAACCAAGAAAAAGTAGCTAACGAATACGTAAACGAACGTTATGGCAGTTGGGTACAAGCTAAACAAGCTTGGCAACAAAAAGGATGGTATTAAGCTAAATTAGAAGGAGACAGAAAATGGGAAAATTAGTGTATGTTGGTGGAGATATCATGAGTTATGGTAACCAACTGTTAAGAGAAAAAGAGAAAGAAGATATAAGGTCTATAGGATTGAAGGTTTATTCTCCTAAAGATGACAAAGAAATTAATGATAAATCAATCCAATCTGTTGAAGATAATAACCATTTAGCCGAAAAGATATTTGATAAAGATTCTACTGGAATGATAAATTCAGATATTTTAATTTTCGATGTTTCGAATACAAGCGTAGGAACAATAGCTGAGATTGGACAGTGGGCTATGGTTCATAGGTTACTTCAATACACAGCAGACCCTTATATTGAGATGATTTCTCAAAAACCAATTTTCTTTCATTCTTCTGATTTGAGAGATACGAATATCCCAGAATCAGGGTATCGAAGGTCACATTCTTATAACCAATATTTAATTGGTTGTGTGTATGAATGTAACCCAGAAGGTATTCAAACTTGGGAAGAAATTCTTAATGAATTACAACAATTATAAATAAATTTGAGCCTCCTTAGGTGCTATATTATTAAAGCAGTACGAAATATAGTAAACCTAAGGAGGTTTTTTATAGAATGCTAGATGTAGAAGTTGTACAACAAGCAGTGCTCAACGTACTAGGTATTGGCTTAGTATTTATTATTGGGTACATTGCTAAGCAATTTGGTGGATTCTTAAAAGACAAAGGAATCTTAGAACAATTGCAAAGCAAAGAAGCTTATGTACGTATCATTGTGAATGCAATGGAGCAAATGTTTGATGAAGCTGATGGTGCCGTCAAGTTTGAAGAAGCCAAAAGACAAGCAGTGAAATTCTTAAATGAAAAAGGAATTAAAGTAGACGATGAAGAATTAGATACTTTAATTGAATCAGCTGTTAGACAACTTAAGGGTGGATTTGTTGAAGGTATCGAATATGAGCCTGAGGAATATGAAGATGAAACCTTAATTGAAGATGCAGATGAAGATGACCCAGAAGTATTCCCAGAAGCCAAAGAAAACGACACAGAAGACGATAAATAAGGCTAAGGTATTAAACCCTTAGTCTCTTTTTAAATGAGAGGAGAATGCATTACATGGCATTACATGGAATCGACATTGCCAGTTATCAAGCTAGTATGAATGCAGGAAAAATGGCAGTAGATTTTGTCATTATTAAAGCCACAGGTGGAACAGGGTATGTGAACCCTCATTGTGACAAACACTTCCAACAAGCCAAAAAAGCAGGAAAGCTCTTAGGTGTGTATCATTATGCTAATGAACGTGGCTATGAAGGTACAGCTAAACAAGAAGCTAACTACTTTGTCAAAAATGCTAAGAACTACCTTAAAGGAGATGCTATCCCAATTCTTGACTGGGAAGCTTCCAATAAAGGGAACGTGAAGTGGGCACTAGACTGGTTAAATGAGGTAGAGCGTCAAACAGGTATTAAACCGTGGTTTTACACTTATACAAATGTGTTAAACACTTATAATTTCTCACGTATTTATAAGAATGACAATGCCCTATGGATTGCTAAATACCCTGATATGGCAACACACTACGGTTTTATCAAGAATAAAAAACCGCCTAGAACACGTAAATTTCCAAATGGTCCAGCCGCTTACCAATATTCAAGCACTACGGTTATTCCAGGCTATGGTTCCCCAATTGATGTGGACATTTTCTATGGAGATAAAAAAGCATGGCAAGCTTATGCGACTCCAAATGGTGAGCAACCAAAAAACGTTGGAAGCAATGACAAAGACTCGGGTTCTGGTTCAAGTTCTTCTAAGAAAAAAGGAAGTAAATCGAACAAAACCGTTGCTAAAGAAGTTATTGCAGGTAAATGGGGAAATGGTGATAACCGTATTAGTAAGTTGAAGAGTGCTGGGTATAACCCAACAGCAATTCAAAAACTTGTGGATAAACAACTAGGTGGGAACAAGTCTAGTGGAAGCAAAACCTATACGGTTAAAAGTGGAGACACTTTATCTGGCATCGGACAAAAGCTAGGAGTTAATTGGAAAACACTAGCTAGCAAGAATGGCTTAAGTAGTCCATATACGTTGTACCCAGGACAAAAATTAAGTTATGGTTCAGGCTCAGGCTCTAGCGCTAACAAAACCTATACTGTTAAGAGCGGAGATACCTTAAGTGGTATCGGCGCTAAGCTAGGCATTAACTGGAAAACTATTGCCAATCTTAACGGATTAAGCAAACCTTATACTTTGTATCCAGGACAAAAACTGAAGTATAAAGGTGGCTCTGGTGGAGGTTCTAAAACCTATACTGTTAAGAGCGGAGATACCTTAAGTGGTATCGGCGCTAAGCTAGGCATTAACTGGACAACTCTAGCCAATAAAAATGGTCTGAAAAAACCTTATACTTTGTACCCAGGACAAAAGATTAAATATTAATAGGCAAACAGAATTTGCTTAGAGGGAGCTAGACAGTTCCCTCTTATAAATGCTAAAGGAGAGAATCAATTTGGCAATAAATGTAGATGAAGCAATTAAAAGAGGAAGAAAGTTAAAAAGCCAGGGAATTACCTATTCTATGTACGGTTCACGTGATGGTTCAGATGGGACAGCAGATTGTTCGGGATTTATTTATAACTGTATCCGTTTTGGTGGAGGTTCTAAGTATCATATTATTCCATCCACGGAAACTTTGCATGATTACCTGGGTAAGAACGGCTATAAACTAGTTGCAGAAAACAAGAAGTTTAATGGTAAAAAAGGTGACATTGTTATAGTTGGTAAGAAGGGATTTTCGGCTGGAGCAGCTGGTCATGTAGGAATGCTTTTAGGTGGTCCTAATTGGATTGAATGTACTGCCAATTCCCGTGCTGGAAAAAATGGTGGTGTGATTGAGTCTCATTTCGATACTCGTTATGCAGAAATGGGTCGACCATACTACTACGTATACCGTCCAAATTCCACAACAGATAAAGCACCTAAAAAAGAAGAAAAGAAATCAGCACCTAAGAAAAAATCAAGTGGCAAAATAGCAGTAGACGGTAAGTGGGGCCCAAACTTCACAAAAGCTCTACAAAAAGTTTATGGAACAACCCAAGACGGTGTAATTTCTGGACAAATTAAAAACTCTGCAAACAAAAACGTATATGCTGCCCAATGGGGTAAAGGCGGTTCTAACGTAGTGAAAGCTATGCAAAAGAAAGTTAAAGCCAAAGGTGTATACAGTGGTTCAATTGATGGAAACATTGGACCAAAATTTGTAGATGGCATGCAACGTATTGCTGGCACAAGTAATGATGGTGTTATTTCTCCAGTAAGCGATGTTGTTAAATATATGCAAAAACAAGTGAATGCAGGTAAAAAACCATTTTAAGGTTTTAGAGGACTTTTATAGTCCTCTTTTTTTATGTCTAAGTTAACATACCTACTATATTAATAAGGATAGGACTTAAATTGAAGTGAAGTTGAATATGGTAAAATAGAACATAGAGAAAACTTTATACAAGGAAGTGAATAAAATAGGGTTCATTCAAGATAAAACATGGAACAAAGCGAAAAAAGCTGTAGGAAGTGCTGGGCTAGCAGACAATTGGGCAGAAGTAATTTCTTACTACTATTATCTAGGTGGTAATCATGTCCTATTATACACAGCAATAGAAGGTGTAAGATATAGAGTCTTGCAAATTACAGACCAGGAAGAAATCTTGTTAGAAGACATGAACAAAAATTTAGTCCTAGAAGATTATGAAGCAATCTATGAAAGCCGAAAGCAATTTTATTACAATGAAGAACCACTCAATAAAAAAGTCATTGAGCTTCCAGAAGATATTACAGTAAACAATAAAAATAGTGTAACAATTTTAGAAAAGTAAGAAGGTGAAATCAAACAATTGGCAGAAACAAATTTTGTAACAAAGTTATTTGGTGTAGGAAAAAATGCAAATAAGCAAACACAAATTCCTAGAGAAGAAGGTTATAGGGAAAGCCAAGTTACTGTTAAAAATTTTCCTTCTCAAAATTCAACAGAACAAGTTAAAAAAGGTATGAACGGGAATAAGAACTATGTTGAACAAAAGATTTTTGACCCAATGGATATTAATCCCGGGTTCAAACAAAAACCTTCCATAAAAGGCACACACGACTTGCACCGAACGCTAAGGCAGTTTAGTAGCAATGCTATTTTAAATGCTATTATTTTAACTCGTGCAAACCAAGTTGCTACTTATTGTGTGCCATCTAGTTCTTCAGATACGGGCATGGGGTATCAAGTTCGAATGAAAGATATGGATGATGAACCTTCCAGCCATGACAAAGCAAATATTAAGCGAATTGAAAAGTTTCTAGATAATACAGCATCTTATAAAGACCAAAATCGTGATACGTTTACTTCATTTTGTAAAAAGGTTGTAAGAGACACGTATATTTACGACCAAGTCAATTTTGAAAAGGTTTATGATTCAGATGGAAACTTTATTAAGTTTGACATGGTAGACCCTACAACAATTTATTTAGCAACGGATAAAAATGGAAAACTTATCAAAGAAGGCGAACGCTTTGTCCAAGTATTGGATGGACGAGTAGTAGCTAAGTTTAACGAAAAAGAAATGGCTTTTGCTGTAAGAAACCCTCGTTCTGATATTCAAGTAAACGGTTATGGCTTATCTGAAGCTGAAATTGGGCTAAAACAAATTATCGCTCATGAAAATACAGAAACATTTAATGATAGGTTCTTTTCTCATGGAGGTACAACCCGTGGAATTTTACTTATTAAAGCAGGGCAACAACAATCAACAAGAGCTTTAGATATTTTCCGAAGAGAATGGAAGAATTCTTTATCAGGTATTAACGGTTCTTGGCAAATTCCAGTAGTTTCAGCAGATGATGTAAAATTCATTAATATGACACCACAGGCTAATGATATGCAGAAACATCAAAAATGTTTCATAGATAGTTTAAACATTTTTCGAGAAACTGCCCTAGTCGAGTAATCGGCTTTGAATAAATAAGTGAATTGCTTGTAAACCCTAAAGGCATGTAAACTACAAAGTAACTTGAAAAAGTAAGCTTGAATGTTGCGAAAGCAGAAAAAATTATATGCATAACATAAGGTTAAATCCTAAGTGTGATAAAATAGTGGGTGTCTAGCAGCGAAGTTCCTTAAAGGGAAAACGTTCAACGACTATTCTTGAAATGGACATGAAAATTGTCAAAAGAAGTAGGGCTATCAGNCCAGAGAGCTAATTCTAGTTTAAATTATAAGCGGTCAGCCATGGATAATTAATTTGCGTATATTGAGACCACTTATTATCAGCTCCTTTCCTCAAAGCTGCTATATTACCAGAATTTTATGCTATAGGAAACCCGGCATGCGCATGCTTTCTTTTTGCTGCTGCATACCGCATTGGGGCTACCGCAATGTTTACATAATCAAAACAAACATGTAATGAGCAAACCGTATTTTATTCTTTCTCAGTGCCCACTAAGTTATAAACTTAGCATCGCTTATCAATTCTGCTACTCTCCAAATGGCGTCCCCAGCAGTTCGCATCCCATTCCAGCTAATAACCATTCTTTTTTTGATGGGCAGCGCCCTTCTGCTGTTCTTCATTTTGCTTGCTGGTATCAAGTCTGACGGCAATGTGTTGAACAAGTGGTACTGGCTTGCCGCCGATACTAGTAACATCACTAATGCCCCGTATCCGGTCTCGCGCTGGTCCATGTATGGTCTGTGCGGCTACGAGCAAGGCAGTGACGTCAAGCACCCCGGCTCTTTCATCAACTGCACTAGCAACACTGCGGATTACCCGTTCGATCTGAGCCGCAACTTTAACATTGACAAGTCTGACCTTAGCTTTTCTTTCCAGACTAACAAGTTCTTCTACATGACTCGTTTCCAGTTCCCCTTCTACCTTATTGCGATCTTTTTCGATGTCGTTGCTCTCTTTGCTTCTCTCGTTGGTGGTAACTTCCGCGCGGCTGGGTTTGTTACCAGTGCGTCCACTTTCCTCACGTTCATCTTCTCTACTATCGCTGCAGCTCTTTCGACTGCTGCCTACGTCCAGGCCCGTAATGCCCTTCAGGACGAAAACATTGATGCTGCTATCACCCCGACTCTGTACGGTTTCGCTTGGGCTGTTGTCTTCATGTCGTTCGTGAACACAATCTTCGCCTGCATCATCACTCCGAGTAAGAATGACAGCGTTGGCAAGTACTCTGCCAAGAAATCTGGCAAGAAGGGTGGCTTCAAGTTCGGAATCAAGAAGAAGAAGACGACTGAGGGCCCTGTTGACGACAAGGAGACTAGTTCTTTTGTTCGCGCTTAAATTTGATACCGCTTTGAAGTGATACCGAGGTAAATTGGTCTCTGTTTCGAATACACATTTCAATCCAAGAATTGTAATTGCCACGAAGCTTTGTGCTTCATCACGAAGTATTTATGAGAGGCCTGTTTTGTGGCCTTGTAATATATACATACATATTTTTAGTTTTTGCACACATTTTATGGGGATTATCATCTTTATGCTTTGCCTTTGATTCCAATACTTTTTTTATATGCATAATTATTGAATAGCTAGTTAACTTTTTTTTTTTCCAGTTATTAGAACGTCTTTCACGATATT